AAACGAGCCAAGGACGCAGGCCAGCTCACCACTGCGGCAAAGGTGCTAGGGTATCCGGTGCTGATCGTCGGCTACGCGCTGGACTGCTTTGTAAACGTCACGGTTATGACTGTGCTGCTGCTTGAGATTCCAGAAGAAACCACGGTGACTTCACGGCTCAGTAGGCATTTAAACCACGGCGAAGGCTGGCGCAAAGCCGTTGCAGTCTGGGCAGCACCACTACTTGACCCCTACGACCCATCTGGAAGGCATCTGTAATGGCTGAACCAATTGAAAAGCACCAAAAAATGCGCTTTGATAACACTATTACGATGGGCAATGTTTTAACCGCTGTTGCTATGGTTGTGGCTGGCGGGGCAGCTTGGTTGAATATGAGCGAACGTGTCACACGCACCGAGCAAGCGCAGGCTGTATTGCGAGAGGCCGACACGCGCCATGAGTCAGACCTTCGCACCATCAAGTCTGACAACCGCGAGTTAATGCTTGAAATCAAGGCCGATATTAAAGAGCTTCGTAACGATATAAAGCGAAAATAAAATGAATCCAGAACTGCAAAAGTATTATGAAGACCGTTTTGATATGTTCTCAAGACCCGGTTGGGCTGAATTGATGGAAGATATTGACAACATGCTCATCCCACTTAACAATGTTGAAACCGTTAGGGATGAAAAACACCTACAATTCCGCAAAGGCGAGATTTCTATTCTTATTTGGCTGAAAACGCTTAAAAGCGTCAGCGAAAGAGCATACGAGGACTTGAATGAAAAGAATTTATGAATTTGTCTGCTTATGTGGACAACGCACTGAGGCATTTACCGATTATGAGACGGCTAGTGTGCAGTGTTCGTGCGATGGGCTTGCCCACCGCGTTATTAGTGCTCCGTCGATTAACTTAGAAGGGTGGTCTGGCAATTTTCCGTCTTCATGGCTGAAATTTGACCAAAAGCACCGCGACAAGTTAAAGGCAGAGCGTAAAGCTAACCAATAAGCGCAATGCGCCTGGTTAAATATCCTACAACCATTTTGGCAGGAAAAACATTATGTTGATTGACAATGAAGACGAGACGCTAAGTGAGTTAGATGTAGTCGAGCAAAAACAGCTTGATGCAACACCTATTTCCGAGATTCCTGACAAGTACAGGCAAAAATCTCTTGAAGAAGTGGTCAAGATGCACCAAGAGGCTGAAAAAGTAATTTCTCGCCAAGGCAACGAGGTAGCAGAAGTTAGGCGACTTGCAGATGAGCTTATTAAGCAGAATCTTGGCTCAAAGCAGCAACAAGTAGAGGTAGAACCTGAAGTTGACTTTTTTGAGAATCCTCAAAAGGCAGTTCAAGCGACGATTGATAGACATCCTGATGTTCTCGCGGCCAGACAAGCTGGACAAGATTTCAAAAAGATGCAGATTCAACAGAAGCTAACGCAAGAGCATCCTGACTACTCACAAGTAGTTAATGACGCTGAGTTTCAAAACTGGGTGAAATCCTCACCTATTCGTTTGGGGCTTTATGCAAAGGCAGATGGTGAGTTTGACTATGATTCGGCTAATGAATTGTTGTCCACATACAAAGAATTGCGCGGCGTTAAGGCTCAACAATCTGAAAAAGCGTCTGACGCTTCACGGACAAAGAGCATGAAAGCAGCGCAGGTCGATGTAGGTGGTTCTGGCGAGAGTTCAAAACGAGTTTACCGACGCGCCGACCTCATTCGTCTCAAAATGACTGACCCTTCACGTTACGAAACGCTGAATGATGAAATACTCGCAGCATACGCTGAAGGTCGTGTTCGATAATTTAACTGGAGCTTAATATGGCCTATCCCACCCCCCAAGTAACAAACGCAACCGCCGATAAATTCATCCCTGAAATTTGGTCTGACGAGATCATTGCCGCATACAAGAAAAATCTTGTTATGGCAAACCTTGTTATGAAAATGAATTTCAAGGGTAAAAAAGGCGATATGATTCACATCCCAGCCCCGACCCGTGGTTCTGCTACCTTGAAAGCCGCATCTACGGCTGTCACGTTGATTGCTGATACCGAGACTGAAGTTTTGGTGAGCATTAATCGCCACTTTGAGTACAGCCGTTTCATTGAGGACATCACCGAGGCACAAGCTCTGTCGTCTATGCGCCAGTTCTACACTGCTGATGCTGGTTACGCGCTGAGCCGCGCTGTGGACTCTGACCTGATTAACTTGGGTCGTTCGTCTAACGGTGGTGCTGGTACTAACGCCTACGCAACTGGTGCATTCATCGGTGGTGACGGTACGACTGCCTATGTTGCTGGCAGCAACAACGAGTCAGCCCTGACGGATGCTGCTATTCGCCGCACCATTCAGCGTTTGGACGATAATGACACTGCAATGGATCAGCGTTTCTTTGTCATCCCACCATCGAGCCGTAACACGCTGATGGGTCTTGCCCGGTACACCGAGCAGGCATTCGTGGGCAACGGCAACGCAATCCGTAACGGTGAAATTGGTAATCTGTACGGCATCCCCGTGTTCACCACCAGCAATGCTGATACGACCTCTGGCAGTGCTGCTGCTCGTGTTTGCCTGATGGGTCACAAGGACTCGATGGTTCTGGTCGAGCAGATCGGTATCCGTTCGCAGATTCAGTACAAGCAAGACTACCTGTCTACGCTGTTCACCTCTGACACCCTGTACGGTGTTGCAGGCCTGCGTAATGCAGCGACTGTTGGTGCTGCCAAGTCTGCATCATTGTTTGCACTCGTAGTGCCAGCCTAACCTCAAGCCCCCAGCAATGGGGGCGTTATTTTTAAGGAGTTAAAAAATGGCTGCTGCAACCGCAATTACTGCCCGTCGGGGCAATGACCAATTTAGAGGTCTGTTTTCGGATACTTGGGACGTTAGCTGTACTCTTGATAGTGCCTCAGTCGCTATTGGCGGCACAGGTACTGATACGGTCGCTGTACCAGGTGTGGCTTTAGGTGACAAAGTGCTTGGCATGTCTGTTGGCGTAAGCGAGGCTGGTTTGGTTCGCCGCGCTTATGTTTCTGCTGCTAATACAGTCACTATCGTGACCTACAACCCAACGGCTGGCGCTGTTGATTTGGCATCGACTCGGCTGCAACTAACTATTGCACGGTCGGTGTAACTAAAGAGGGGCTAATAGCCCCTCTTTTTTGGAGTTTTAGTATGGCAACTTTTCGCTGTTTACAGTCTGGCAACACTGTGACTTTCACCCAGCCAGTAGACATTGACTCAATGCGTGGGCATTCTGGTTATGTGCGCTTGGATGATATTGAGCAAGCCAAGCCTGAAGTTAAGCCATTGCCAATGCTTGCCCCGCCTAAGAAGATGGGTAGGCCACGTAAAACAATGGTGACAGTATGAAAGATGGTCTTTTATCTGGTGTTGTCTGCCCTATCGCAACGCGGGACATTTCGGTCAATTTGAAAAATCGCAACCATGCGTTTGCAGATTACGGATATGGCCCACCAAACCCAGATGAGCCTAATGAGGCATTTTGGCTGAAGAAAGCCAAGATGTACAACGCGCCAACTACCGCCATTAAAGGTATGCGCTGCGGTAATTGCGCGGCGTTTATTCAGACACCAAAGATGATGGAGTGCATTATTGGTGGGCTTGAGAAAGACGAAAACAAAGACGAGTTATCTTATGATGAACAGTTCGTAGCTGCTGCTGATTTGGGCTACTGTGATCTGTTTCAATTCACTTGTGCAGCGGCTCGCACTTGTGATGCTTGGAAATCTGGTGGGCCAATTACTAAGGATTAATCATGTACGGAAAAGCACCAAAAATGTCTTCAGCAAAAAAAGCCACTCCGGTAACTGTTATGGTTGCGATTGGCAAACCAAAGCCACTGCCAAAACGCGGGCAGCGCACTGCTACTAACATGGCGACTAAAGCTAAGCGAGGCAAGTAAATGTCAATTTTTCAACTTGACCCCAACAATGTGGCACTTGGCGTTCCTAGTTTAGGCACAGCACAAGTGTTTACAGTCACTAACTCTAGCGTTCAATCGACAGCCTTTGGCGCGTCTACAACTATGGTTAGATTATCTTGTTCGCTAGGACATTGCCATTTTCAAGTTGGCGCAAATCCAACCGCAAGCCTGACAACATCGTCCATGATGCCTAACAATTTTTCTGAGATTATTCGGGTTAATCCTGGACAGAAAATTGCGCTTATCAAAGATGCTGCGGTTACTGCATCAACATTTTCAGTCACGGAATTGATATGAAAAAGACCAAAACTCAAGCCAAGATTAGTAAAGTCATGCGTGAGTACAAAGCAGGTGATCTGCACTCTGGAAAAGGCGGCAAGGTCGTCAAGAACCCCAAGCAGGCAGTTGCCATTGCACTGTCTGAAGCTGGAAAGGCAAAGAAAAAATGAAAAGCAAAGTCAACCAAGCGGCGGTCTATACCAAGCCCACCATGCGGAAGGCTTTGTTTGAAAAGATCAAGGGTCAAGCTGTGCAAGGCACTGGTGCTGGCGAATGGTCTGCGCGTAAGGCTCAACTATTGGCTAAAGAGTACAAGGCCAAGGGTGGAGGTTATAAATGAAAGCCACGCAGCAAAGCCTTAAAGATTGGGGCGACCAGAAATGGCGTACAAAAAGCGGAAAACGGTCATCTGATACAGGTGAGCGCTATTTGCCCGAAAAAGCTATTAAGGCACTGACTTCTGCTGAGTATGCCGCGACTACCAAAGCAAAGCGTGAAGGCACAAAAGCTGGTAAACAATTTGTTAAGCAACCTAAAAAAATAGCAGCAAAAGTGGCGGGGTATAGATGAAAACAGCAGCCTGGCAGCGTAAGGAAGGCAAGAATCCTAAAGGTGGTTTAAACGCTGCTGGACGGGCTAGTTTGAAAGCCATTGGGCAAAATATCAAGCCGCCAGTCAAAGCAGGCGATAATCCTCGCAGGGCTAGTTTTTTAGCGCGGATGGCTGGCAACCCAGGCCCAGAGTACAAGGATGGCGAACCTACTCGCTTACTTTTGTCCTTGAAGGCATGGGGTGCAACATCCAAAGTAGATGCTAAATCCAAGGCCAAGGCAATTAGCGCAAGGAACAAGAAATGACCTACCTACAGCTTATAAACAATGTGCTTATTCGCCTGCGAGAGACTCAAGTCTCAACCAATAATGATACTGCTTACTCGTCTTTGATCGGTCTGTTTATAAACGATGCCAAGCGTCAGATTGAGGATGCTTTTAGTTGGAATGTTTTAGGTAAGGATATAACTATCACTACTGTAGCCGGAACATACAGCTATTCAATGACTGGTGCAGGACAGAAGTTTCAAGTATTAGATGCACTAAATACTACTTCTAACATTGGGATGCAAAACATCACATTTGTAGAGATGAACCGCTACCAAAACCTTGTGCCGACTACAAATGGAATTCCACAATATTACTCATTTGGTGGAGTAGATACTAACGGCGACACCAAAGTGACGTTGTTTCCACGTCCTGATGGGGTCTACAACATCCCGTTCTCTGTGACAGTACCACAAGCCCCATTATCTGTTGATGGCACGTCTGTGCTTGTACCTGATTTTTTGGTGGTGCAAAACGCTTATGCAAGGGCATTGGTAGAGCGCGGTGAGGACGGCGGCTTGAACTCATCCGAGGCGTATAACTTGTACAAGGGTATGTTGGCTGACCAAATCGCGCTGGAAGGCACACGCTACCCGGAGAACCAAGAGTTTGTTGCAATATGAGCCAAACCTTACAAACTGTTAGTATTTCAGCACCAGGTTTCTTTGGGCTGAATACGCAAGATTCGCCGTTGGACTTGGCAGCTGGCTTTGCGCTGGTTGCAACTAACTGCGTGATTGACCAGTTTGGTAGGATTGGATCGCGCAAGGGATGGGTTAGGGTTAACTCAACTGCGGGTAATTTGGGTGCGAATGCTCCGGGGGTAATTCACGAGCTAGTTCAAACTGACGGGACTTTGACAATCCTCTTTGCTGGCAACAACAAACTGTTTAAGTTAGACAGCGCTAACGCAGTCGTTGAGCTGACCTATGGCGGTGGCGGCACTACCCCTACCATCACGGCTAATAACTGGGCTTGCGCCTCGTTGAACGGCATCACTTTCTTTTTCCAAGACGGGCATGACCCGCTGATCTTTGACCCAACTGTTAGCACCACGACCTTCAGGCGCGTCAGTGAGAAGACTGGATATGCTGGTACTGTGCCTTCAGGCAACATCGCCATCAGCGCGTATGGTCGATTGTGGGTAGCAGATACAGCATCAGATAACACCACCGTATTTTTCTCTGACTTGCTTTCAGGCCACGTTTGGACGGGTGGCACTTCAGGTTCACTGAACATCAACCAAGTTTGGCCTAATGGCGCAGACAACATCACTGGCTTGTCAGCGCACAACAACTTCCTGATTATCTTTGGTCAACGTCAGATTTTGGTTTATTCTGGTGCGACTACGCCATCGACAATAACACTGGCTGACACCGTGGCGGGCATCGGTTGCATCGCCAGAGACTCTATTCAATCAACGGGCAAAGACGTTCTATTTTTGTCAAATTCAGGTGTACGTTCATTTGCAAGGACTGTAATCGAGAAGTCTGTGCCAATTGGTGACCTGTCCAAGAACGTGCGTAGTGACTTTATGAACATTGTGGCGGGTGAAACGCTTGCAAACCTTAAGTCGGTATACAGTGAAAAAGAAGCGTTCTACTTGATAACACTGCCATTTGTCAAAGAGGTATTCTGCTTTGATACCCGTGGGCAGTTACAGGATGGCTCGTTTAGGGTAACTAGCTGGGATTCTATACAACCGTCAGCTTTACTGTCGAGAAGAAATGGCGATTTGCTATTGGGCAAGACAAGCTATATTGCCAAGTACAGCGGTTCGCAAGACGATACAGCAGCATATCGGATGCTGTATTACACCAACCATGCTGACTTGGGCAATGCCAATGTTACCTCGCTGCTCAAGCGTTTGAAGGTAATCGTGATTGGCGGTACAAACCAGTTTGTAACGCTAAAGTGGGGTTTTGACTTCAGTGCAAATTATCAGTCAATAAACGCGCAAATTCCAAAACAAAAAGTTTCTGAATTTGGAATCGCTGAATACGGTTCTAACGCTACCGTAGTATCTGAGTATGCCAACGGTATCGCTTTACAAATATTAAGCGTTTCAGCAAGCGGAAGCGGTAAAATTGTACAAACTGGTTACGAATCAAATATTAACGGTTCGGCGCTTTCAATTCAGCGAATTGAAATCCAATCAAAAGACGGGAAAATATCGTGAGTAACTATATACAAAGTACCAACTTCGCTACTAAAGATGCACTAACCTCTGGTGACCCCTTGAAAATTGTCAAGGGTACGGAGATTAACATAGAGTTTGTCAACATTGCCGTTGCAGTGGCAACTAAGGCTGACTTGGCATCGCCTACGTTTACGGGTACTCCAACGCTGCCATCAGGCACGGTTGCAACGACTCAGACATTTGGCAACAGTAGCACATTATTGTCAACGACTGCTTTTGTGCAAGCAGCAATGGCAGCTTTACATCCAGTAGGCAGTATCTACACAAGCACTTCGGCAACTAATCCAGGCACGTCATTCGGGTTTGGTACGTGGGTAGCTTTTGGTGCAGGTAAGGTTCTGATTGGGGATGGCGGTGGCTATGCTGCTGGCGCAACGGGCGGTAGTGCAGACGCTACTTTACCAAGTCACACGCATACGGCAACAACACCAAACCACAGTCATTCTTATCAAGCACATACCGATACTAATGCTCAATCTATTTGGTACGGGAGTGGAAGTTATACAGGTTATTCTGGGCCAGTTAGCAATGTTACTGGTCAAACTACTGGCGCTGTCGCTCAAACAATAACAGTTAGCACGGCAGGTTCAAGTGCAACAAACGCCAACCTCCAGCCATACGTGGTAGTTTATATGTGGAATCGCACAGCATGATTACGCACCACTTCAGTGATGGACTGTATGCCAAGCAAACGGTTATATCCGCTGGCACAGCCATCTTGAAGCATACTCATAGCTTTAGCCACTTGTCTATCCTCGCATCAGGCAAGGTTGCAGTGATGAAGGGCGATGATATTGAGGTAATCGAAGCACCAGCCTGCATTGAGATTAAGGCTGGACTAACGCATGGCGTTAAGGCTATAACGGATTGTGTTTGGTTTTGTATTCACGCCACTGACGAGACTGACCCGTCAAAAGTGGACGACATTTTGATTGGAGCTTAATATGCCTTGGATTGGTGCAGCAATTGGAGCAGGTGCTGGTTTACTTGGTGGCATGATGCAGGGGGACTCTGCGGCAAGTGCAGCCCAAGCACAAGCCGCCGCGCAAACAGAGGCAGCACGTCTAGCTGCTGAAGAATCGCGGTTCAGGCCTGTAGGCATCACGACCCGCTTTGGTCAGTCTAATTTCCAGACTGATGCTAATGGTAGAGTTAGTGGTGCTGGCTACACACTAGACCCTACGCTGAGAGCCTATCAAGACCGATTTCTTGGGTTAGCTGGCGGTGGGTTGTCTCAGGCTGAACAAGCCCAACAGCAGTTTGCGCCACTGCAAGGCGCAGCGCAGGGTCTGTTTGGCCTTGGTCAGCAGTACCTAGCTCAGTCGCCACAACAGGCAGCGCAACAGTACATGACAAGCCAACAAGAGTTGTTAGCCCCAAGCCGCGAGCGCCAGTTCTCGCAGCTACAAAATCAGTTGTTCCAGACAGGTCGTGGTGGTTTGGCAGTAGGTGCTACTGGAGCGCGTCCAAGCGGTGCAGCGGGGCTAGGTGCAGCAAGCCCTGAGATGGAAGCCTATTACAACGCATTAGCACAGCAAGATGCTTCATTGGCAGCAAACGCTCAACAAGCTGGTCAGCAGCAAACAGCCTTTGGCGCTGGTTTGTTTGGTACAGGTGGCAACTTGCTTACGCAAGGCTACGGTGGTCAGGTCAGTGCCTTGTCGCCTTACCAGGCTTATCTACAAGGTGCTACGGGTCTTGAGAGTCTGGGTCAAGATGCTTTAAATATGGGCGCTGCAATTGGTGGGCGTAATGTAAACCAAACTGGCGCAAATGCTTTGTATTCTGGCGGTATGGCTGCGGCAGGTACTACAGCAGCAGCCAATGGCTACAATCCGTTTGCACAAGCCTTGATGCAAGGTAGTCAGAACCCAGCGCTGCAAAGAGGATTGAGTAACGCCTTTAGCCCAAGCTACAACTACGCGCCTTTTGGTGGTGGTAGCGGCACGTTTGGTGAAGGGAACTATTAATCATGGCAACCGACATCGTTCAATCCTTATTCGGCGTGACACCCGAGGCGTACCAACAAGCGCAACAAGCCAGATCGGATGCTCAAGCCTTGCAGTTTGCACAGCTAACACCATTTCAGCAAGCCAACTACTCCATTGGGCGCGGCGCGTCTGGCTTGGCTGGGGCGATAGGCGGCGCTTTAGGTGGGCAAGACCCGCAGCTAAAAATGATTGGTGTGCGTCAGGCTGTAGCTAAACAGATTAACCCAGGCGACCCTGCATCCGTACAGCAAGGCATTGCTGCACTGCAACAAGCTGGCGATGCTCAAGGCGCGTTTATGCTGCAAGAAGAATACCGCAAAATGCAAGAAAGCGGCGCTTTGGTAAGCCAACGCGAAGCGTCCGCAAAAGCGTCTTTGGCGCAAGCTGGGCGAGAGCGTCTACAAGGTATTCCAAACGATATTCAATTGGCGCGTGAGATTTCCAATCTAGAAGAACAAGTAGCTCAATATACTAATCTGCCTCCAAGTCCAGAACGAGATCAAGCCCTTCGCCGTGCGTCCGGTGAGTTGGCTCAACTAGAACGCCTGACGACTAAAGAGGTCAAAGGGCCAGGCTTCGGTATAGACCGCGAGGCTGTATCCGCAGAACTATATAACAAGACATTTGCACAACTTACGCCTACTGAACGCGCCGTAATCAATAAGCGTGTTGAAGCTGAACAAGGCCGTAAGGCTTCTGCTGGAGCTGCTAAATTAGTATTGCCTGGAGACAAGGCTTTAGTAGATATTCCGGGATTCCGTGCGTCAGTTCAAAAGACTATCGAACCACAAGCCAGAACTGTGTTTGCGGCTGATAATGCGCTGACTACTATTGAAGACTCAATTAAGACTAATAACTTTGCGTCGTTCCGTGCGGCTCAAGTGCAGTTTGCTAGGGCTATTTCAGGAGCTGGCGACTTGAGCCAAAAAGAGTTGAAGGCGGCTGGTGCTGACCCAGCATTGCTTGGCGGTACGGCTGATTACTTGTCCAACTTATTCACGTCAACCCCGACACTGGATACGCAAAACAAAATTAAAAGCACATTGCAAGCTATTAAGAAAGTGTCTATTGATAAAGCAAGGGCTGAAATTGAAAGCCAGCGCAGTATTGCTAGGCTTAACAAAGGTTACGATCCTGCTGCCATTGATACGGCGCTAAACTTTCCCGAGCTTCAGACTACGCCCGTTACTAACGCTACAGCGCGGTCTTCATCCGATCAAAGTTTGCTAGATAAATACGCTCCAAAGGCAAAATAATGGCTACTTACGAACAAGTCATGGATGCGCTGCGTCAAGCAGATGCAGCAGGTAATACAGATGATGCACGTCAATTAGCTGCAATGGCTATCGAGTTGCGTCCTGCTGACCGTCCTAGCGTACCTACGGGAGACTATCGTGTTGAGGCGCTTCGTAAAGGCTTGGCAGGCAGTGCTGGAATGGTATCTGGAACAGCCAATGTAGTTTTTGATACGCTGGGCAGGTTTGGTGTAAACCCCGTAGAACTTGGTATGCGCGCTGCTGGAGCGCCACCACAAGCACCTGCTACTGGAGTAGTTGATTCTTATCAAACAGGCCGAGAGGCCGTGCGCCAGCCGCTGATGCAAGCACTTGGTACGACAGGAGCGCAGCCACAGGGCGGTGGTCAGAAGATTATTGCTGCTGGTATTGAAGCGGCCGCAGCACCTGAGTCGTATTTGTTTCCCGCGCTAGCTGCAACTCGACGTATGGGGATGTTTGGACAAGCCATCATGCGCCCCGCTGAACAAGCCGTAGTTGGCAGTGGTGCTGAAGGCGGTGGCCAAGCTGGTGGGGCTTTTGGCGAGAAAGTAGGTGCGCCTGTAGTCGGTCAAGTTGCAGGCAGCTTGTTGGGCGGAGGTTTGTCAGCCTACGGTATGGGTACGACGCTCAAGGCTACGCCTTTGGCTGGTAAAGGTTTTGATCTGGTTAAGGGGCAGTGGGATAGGGTGCGCGGCACAGTTCCTGAAGATGAACTGCTAAAAGATGTGGATAACCGCATCAGCAACATTTTTGTTGCGGCAGGTGCGGCTGACCCTAACTTTATGAAGGCGTTGACTGATGCAGCCAAAGCTCAAGAAAGTGTGTCCTTAAAAGCACCGGGCGGCGCAAAGGTCAATATGCCTGTGTCGGCTTTGCTGGCCGATAACCCGGTCATCAACAACTTTATCCAAAATTTGTCGGCGCGTGACCCTGTTTTCCGCGCTCAATATGGAGCGCAGTATGAATCAGCCAAAGCTGCACTGCTACAAAACCAAATTCGTTTATTTGGCGACCCAACCAAAGCTGTAGTTACGGCTGTTGGCCCTGACTTAGCCGCAGCACAAGTTCGCAAAGTGCGTTCTTTAGAAGAGCAAATTGCTGACGCTTACAAAAGCCAATCTGTTGACCCGAATGTATTTGGTCAACGTGTGGCCAACTTAGTCGCACAGAAAGAAAAAGCGGCATATGCAGAAGTAAAGCCACTGTACGCCGAGGCATTTGATATTGCAAAAGCCAAGAATGTAGAACTTCCCGCTGGTTCAGTAGACGACATTTACAATTTTGTAGCTGGTGAACGAGCATCCGACGTGTTCAAGACGTTTCCGTCCATTTATAGTCGGGTGCAATCGCGGTTCAAACCAACCGCTATAGAGCCAAGCGCCATTCTGACCGCTGAAGGCAAGCCTATGACACCTGGCGGCAAAGATTTTAGCGCCGCTACAGTTGAAGACTTGGATTCGCTCAAACGCGAGATCAACCGCCAGTTGAGCAAGACTGATGTGCCAACTGATATTCGATTATTGTCCGAGTTGAAAGCGCGTGTTGGCGGTCACATCGACAACCTCGACCCGGACTTTGTGACCGCTTACCGCAATGCTGACAAAGCCTATTTGCAAAAGGTGGGCCTGCCATTTGATACAGCTACCTTAGCGGCTGTAGACCGCAAGAAGTTTGCGGAGCAAATTGCCCCCGCCATTATTGGCAATAAGTCTAATGTCAGCGAGTTTGTCAACGCTACTGGCCCGGAAGGTATTAAGTTGGTTCGTTCGGCTTTTTTGGATAGCTTTACTAACTCAGCGCTCAAGAATGATGTACTAGACCCTAAAGCAGCAGCTAAATGGCTCAAGAAAAATGAGGGCGGTGTTTCGCTTGTTCCTGGTTTGCGCGACGAATTGCAAAGTGCAACAACTGACGTACAAAAACTACTAGCAGAACGCACCCGTCTTAACGCCGACTTCCAGCGTGTGGCTGGAGAACAAATCATTAGCGCTCAAGGTATAGGCAGCGCTCAGGAATTGGTCAATAAGATGTATGGAGATGTGAATTTCACTAACAAATTCATGCAGCAATACGGCGCAAATAAAGATTCCGTTAACGCTGTACGCTCATTCATGCTGGACGACTTAGTATCTTCTAAAGACCCAATAGCTGCGCTGTCTGACCGTAATAACGCCGCTGTGTTCAACCGCGTGTTTGGCCCAACCTATGCTCAGAAGGTGCAGGACTTTGTGACTGTCTCTGACCGCATGACAAAAGACTTGAGTAACGTCGCTTTTAAAGGTGAGACTGTTCCAAAAACGGGTTTTGAAATGCTGACCGGACTACCACCGGAGCAGGTACTTTCGCGTATTTATAACCCTGTATCGGGCGCGACTTACGCCATCACTTCACTATTTAGCAAATTCTGGGCAAAAAAAGCGTCGGAAGCTACCGAATCACGTCTTAAAGAATTGTTGCTTAACGCTAGCGATGCAGTTAAGGTATTCCAATCTGTACAACCTAGAGCGTCTGGGTTTGACCAGAAGAAAATACAAGATGCTATAGAAATTGGACGCAAGTATGGCATCCAATGGGTTGCAGATGCTGTTAATGATGTAGCTACTGGCGCGGCTAGAGGCGCGGTACAACAACCACAGGAGTAAGCCATGTTCCCACTAACCGCACTTCTAGGCATCGGTTCACAGCTTATCGACAAGCTGATACCAGATCCTGCTGCCGCAGCCAAGGCGCAGCTTGAACTGGCTAAAATGGCTCAAGACGGTGAGCTGGCTAAGATGGCTAACGACACCAAGCTGTACGAGGTAGAGCAGACAGCCGTTACTGACAGATGGAAGTCAGATATGGGCAGCGACTCTTGGCTGTCCAAAAACATCCGACCTATGGCTTTGATTGCTATTTTTGTAGCCTACTTTATTTTTACCGCAATGTCAGCTTTTGGCTATAACGCGCAAGAGTCTTACGTCCAACTGCTAGGCCAATGGGGTCAAATAATCTTCCTTGCCTACTTTGGTGGCCGGACAGTCGAAAAGCTGGCTGATATGAGAAGTAAAAAATGACCCCTCACTTCACCCTGGCTGAACTAACGGCCACCAGTCACCGACAATTTGACAACACGCCTAATGAATCAGAACTTGCTAACCTCCAACGTCTTGCAGAATTTCTTGAACAAGTCAAAACTGTACTTGGAGACAAACCCGTCATGGTTAACAGTGCCTTCAGGTCAAAGGCCGTCAACGACAGCGTGGGCAGCAAAGACACTAGCCAACACCGCACGGGCTGCGCTGCCGACATTCGAGTGCCAGGCATGACACCTGATGAAGTTGTCAAAGCCATCATTGCTGCGGGTTTACCCTATGACCAACTTATACGTGAATTTGACGCTTGGACACACGTTAGCATCGCTGACAAGCCGCGCCGACAGGTGCTGATTATTGACCGCGCTGGGACTCGTGTATTCGCATAAGCGCCCGATACGCTTCAATAGCGTCCTTCAAGTCGCGCTGTAGGTGCTGAATATTCTCATTTTGAGCAATCATCTTATCGTTTGCTTCTTGAGCAAACTTGGCTAAATTTTCTTGTGTCCAAGTAGTAAAGGTTGTCATTGTTTAAGTTTTGGTAAGGGTGACCAGTGTGTCCAAAACGGGTCGCCATAGTATGTGCCATAAGTTGCAACATTCCCAGCCCCGAGTAATTGCAATTTTACGCCCCGTGGCGCTGTCTCAATCGGTTGCCAGTACACGTCGGTCGCCACGGCTACCGTGCCTGCTGCGTTGATTGTGTGTGTCATATCAATCCTTTAGTTAGGTGCTCGTCTCTCCGACTGTCACGCATTTGCCACCCGCGTTTGATGCACTTTCCCCGCCCCATCGGAAATCACGTTAAAAGCCTTGGGGCAGGTTGCAATCTTTATCTCCACGCATTGAAAGCGTCGAGGCTTGTTACCTTCACGCTGGGTTCTGTCTCAGCGCGTTTTGCAATCTTATCTGGCCTTTCGCGCTTCATCACGATAGACGCATCGGGTACTTCGCGGGTGCAGAAGCCCTTACCGCAGTGGCCGCAAGCACGCTTGCGAATGATGGAGTCCTCCTGCTTGCGCGTCTCTAGCACCACCCCTTTGCTTTCAGTGTGGCAGTGGGGACAGTTCATGCGTTGCGCTCCTTGAGCTTGGCTTCTATAGCACTCCATGTTTTAACTGCGCTGGTTGACCAACATTTAGCAGCCTCCGCATCCGTCAGCCCTACCCATTGGCGCTGGGGTGGTGATGTGTCATGCGAAGTCTGGTCAAACATCACTGTACGAGCTAACGCCTCGCACGTCGGGCAGGGTTTTGGCTCTGAGTAAAGTGCAGTCCATCTGTCTGGGTGGCGATCAAGATCAGCGGGTCGATGGGTTATCGCAACATCAGACAATTGCGTGTGCATCCACGCCACAGGCTCCTGTTGTGCCAAGGCCATGCCGCCAACCACGTCAATCAGCCTTTTGATTTCAGCCACAAGTGCTGATGTTGTTTCAACATCCACCGGAACAATTGCTCCGGGGAATAGCCATTCTTCTTTCATGTCAATACCCCCAACGAATCGTAAAACACACCAGCCATAGGTGCAGGCAGAATTCTTGACCACTTGCAAAGAATCCAATAGCGAAGCACGGCCACTTACGCGGCCAAAACTCGACCTTCAGGTTTAAACTTTTTCTCATCTGTCTTCCCCTTCAAGGTTTTCAATGTGTGTCTGCAAGTCAACGATTCGCGCAATGTGCTTCTCGTTAGCGTGTCTGGCTTCTTTCAAGTCAGCCTGCGCTTCACGCAATTCGTCGAGTGTTTCGCAATGCAGGTCTACGCTTTTTAAATATTCGGCTTTCCAGTCCGGCTGTAAAAGTCTTGATTGGCAAGCATCGCAGTCGTGACCGATGCAACCCAGTTTTGGTATGCCTGAATCTACCAGCAACTCAGGCTCGTGCTCTTGCGCCAAATGCGGATAGTCCTCCGGCGACTTAATCGCCGCCACGATCTTCGGAATGTTCAGCCACCCGCCTTCTGTGCGGTAAGTGTCCGGGTCAAGACGCAACGCGGTAAGTAGCTGGTCTGCTTCGTTTGCTGGCTGCTTCTTCACGCTGTTGATAAGCGAATCGTAGTTTGCTTCGTTTGGATGCACTGGCTTTGCCAATGCTTCTTTGATTGCGGCGATGGCTGCTTGCATATCGCTATCAATTTGTTCTGCACCCTCCAGCGCTTCAAGAGCCAACTTCAGTGCTTCGTCTTTAGTCATGTACCTTTCCTAATCAACTGTAAAACAGTAATGACGCTGACGTTGTGAGCAGCGATTAACTCGCACCGCTCCCGCTCTTTTAGTGTTGCGGCTTGCCAAAATTGCCAGCCGTTTTGCACCCACGATGTTTCGTAGTCGCCAGCTTCGTCACGCTGCAACGCAATTTCTAGCCCTGCCTCACTGGAAATCATTTCGTCAATATGCGCTTCAAACCGGGCGCGTGTTTCATTGTTAGTCATGTCAATCCTAATTCCCAAAAGCTGCAATTGAAATAAACGAGTCGTAGGCTATCGAAGCCGCGTGCAGGGTGCTGCCTTGGTCTTTAGCTTCTTCAAACCAATCACCGCCCATCTGCCCCGTGCTGCGCATGATGTGTTGCCACGCTTTGATTGGAATTCTGACAACTTGGTCGCCGTAAATAACAATAACTTCGTCTTTAGTCATGTCAATCCTTTAATGTTGTAGGCGGCCACAAGCGCATCAGCAGCTTCATCACACAAGCAAACTAATTGAGCATTCGCTTGCCTCACCGTCATGTCGGGCATGGTGTCTGTTTTGTCGCGCAGGCGGTCGATTAGCTCGGCAATGTACTGATCTAGCGGCACTGCGATTGCTGTGGAGCGCCGACTTACCCTTGCATGTTCTGCGCTGTGTCCCAGCTCTCCACACGGCTCCCAGCACTGATGCCTGTTCTGGCACTGGTGTGGCCGCATCGCTTCATTTTGGCAGGGCTGCATAGCTGTACCGCTTGCATATTTACAATCAGGGTGATGGTCAGTCCAGACGCAGTTGGCATCGCAGAACCTATCTTTTGGCGGCTCTGCTTGCGCTGCGGCTTGAACGCGCTGCGCTACACACGCGGGACGCTTGCACTGATGCGAGCATGAATGAATGTCGGTCATACCGCTACTCCTTCGCAAACGAGCCGTAGCTGCGCTTCTTGTGCGGCCCCCGCAGCAGCACCCGCAGCAGCCTCCGCAGCATCCCCCGCAGCATCCCGCGCAGCCCTCGCAGCAGCCCCCGCAGCAGCACCCGCAGCAGCCTCCGCAGCATCCCCCGCAGCATCCCGCGCAGCCCTCGCAGCAGCCCTCGCAGCAGCCCACGCAGCAGTCCCCGCAGCAGCACCCGCAGCATCCCTCGCAGCATCCCCCGCAGCAGCCCACGCAGCACCCGCAGCATCCTCCGCCGCAGCCAACTCATTTTTTGTTGCCTCGCCGTTTGCAAAGCGTTCGGCCACGTCTAGCGCGTCTAAGCTGCTCTTGTTCGTCATCAGGTGCTGCACCTGACGAGCGCACCAGACCGCATAGAGTCGTATTTCTCGGTCGTGGCCGTCAACTGCACGCAAGCACCACAAAGCATCGTCCAAGCCATTGCTGTCGAGAATGGTTGTGATTGCTAACGGCTCGTCATCTGCTGCCGTTTTACCTAAGTACTCTAATAGTTTTTTCCAGCCATCGGCGCAAGGGCTGTGTTTGCGGATTTTGTTAAGGGTTGTTTTCATAACAGTGCTTTCCATTTAGTCTTAGGCTCGTTAGCCCGTTCGACGTAGAAGTGAATTAAGAAATTGAACAACTGAACGTAGGTCATCTCCACGCCAGTGTCCTGCTTGAGCCTTGCCCGTATCTGGTCGATGTCCGGGCTGATAGGTACGGTGATGCGTTTCATGGTTGCTTTGCCTCTTGTAGTAGTTCAATTCGTTCGCGGCTGACGCGCAGCGTGTTGTACCGTTGATGCAGCCGTTGCAAGACCGATACGCGGCGATCTCCCATGCGTTCTTCAGTCAGCATCTCCAGCACCCGCGCCTCGTTTAGTGTTCGCAATTGAGCGTTAAGACTTCGCCATGTAGTCATATATCTTCCTTTCTAGTTCAATAATTATTTTGTGTAGCCTGGCGACAGTACGCACCGCCGCGTTTGCTTCCCTGCCGCGTATCTTCATTTCGGCTTGCGCCGCTTTTAGCTGCGCTTTCCATAATTCCACTCGTTTCATTTCAAAGCCTCCAATGCGATGTCAGACAATGTGCGCTTATCGTGTAGCGCGCGCCAGATTTTTTCATCAATCGTTTTGCGAGTCAGCAAGATGTAGCACCATACGGCGTGCTGCTGGCCGCTGCGGTGCAGCCGCCCGATGGTCTGCTCGTACAGTTCCAACGACCAAGGCAACGACAGAAACACAATATGATGGCTAGCTGCCTGTAAGTTCAGGCCGTGGCCAGCCGATTTTGGATGAACCAGCAGCAACTCAATCTGGCCAGCATTCCACCGTTCAATCGCCCGGTCGTCGTCCAGCGTCTGCGCGTGCGGTAGGCGGCGCTTGAGTTCGGCCAGTTCTTCTTGGTAGCTATAAACCACTAAAGTATTGGCGCGCTGGTTCTCGGCCAGCAAGTCATCAAGGCGGTCAAATTTGTGCGGCGACAGCCAGACAGGGCCGTTGTCGGTATACAGAAAGCCGCTGGCCATCTGCTGCAACTTCTGGGTAACTACAGCCGCGTTGACCGCCACCACATCGTTCAAAACAAAGTCTTTTTTCATGGTGTTGTAGTCAACCATATCCATGTCGCATTGCAATTCGACCGTGTGCAGCGGCGGCAGCTTGTCCTTGTACTCGCCTGGCTCTAACAAAAACGTGGCTGGCTTGATACGTTCCATAACCTGTGCCAGTGAACCGGGGCGTGGAGCCCAGTCGCCGTACTCTTTGTTAATCAGGATAAAGTACTGCTGCTGGAACGCGCCCTTGCTGCGCCCCAGCAGCGTCTGGTCAACGATCTTGCACTGGCCGAATACATCTTCCAAGCCATTGCTGGTAAACGAGCCAGTCAAGCCCCAGCGGATGTTGATCTTGTCGATCACTTTATTAAGCGCCTTGAACCTAGCACCGGACGGGTTCTTCAGCTTAGTCAGCTCGTCGTAGACGATGCCGTCGATGTGCGATAGGTTCTGTGTCGCCAGCCATTGAATGTTGTCGTAGTTAGTCACAATGATCTGCGCGCCGCCGCCGAGCGCTGCCGCCCGTTGCGCTGGTGTGCCCACCGCCACCGCCATCGTCGTACCTTTTGCCCACTTAGGTTGCTCAACTGGCCACACGTCCGTGCAAACACGCTTGGGCGCTAGCACCAAGAACCGCTTGACCACGCCGTCAGCCAGCATATCTTGCATGGCCGTCAGCGTGATGGCGGTCTTGCCTGCACCGACTGGCGCTAGGATCATCGCCCGGTCGTGTTCGTACAGGAAGTCAGCCGCAATTTCTTGATAGTCACGCAATTTCATGTAGCCACCCATCAATTTGTTCTTTGTTCCACAGGCAAACGTAGTTCTGTTTCATGCGTGCCATATCCGACATGAAAACCTTTTGCAAGGGCGACAGCCTGCCGCCCTCAGTCTTAACCTCGACAAACCATGTTTGGCCGTCTGGCAGGCAGACGATACGGTCAGCTACCCCGCGATGCTGGGGGCTGGTAAATTTGTAGGCCATCCCGCCAAGCTCTTTGACGCGCTTGATAAGGTAGGCTTCGACTTGTTTTTCTAGCATGGCCTAAATTCTACACCATGTAAAAAAGATTTGCACAACAATTATTTTGGTGCTACACTGAACACCTCATCAACTAAAGGACAATAAATGCAACACTCAAAAATAGTAGGCGGTAGCACCGCCAAGCGCGTTATAAATTGCCCTGGCAGTGTGGCGCTGGTGGCCGAGATGCCGCCGCAACCCACCAGCTCTTACGCAGAGGAGGGCACGCTGCTTCACGACGAGATAAGCAAATTTCTTGGTGAGTTGGAATATCGGTTTACTTGCAGCCAAGACCTAATTGTTGATAAGCTCAAACCAGCTTTAGACTTGCTGGACGAGGTAGACCCTGACAAAACAATGGAATACGAGGTCGAAACCCGTGTTGGCTTTGGTGACTTGCTGCCCGGCGTGTTTGGCAGCACCGACCTGATGGGTCGTATAGGCAACAAGGCCATCATTTTGGACTGGAAGTTTGGTTCGGGCGTGCCTGTGCCTGCTGAAGAAAACGAACAGCTTATGTTCTACGCTGCTGCTGCCATGCGTACACCAGCAGCAAAATGGGTGTTTGATGGCGCGACAGAAGTTGAGCTTATTATCATCCAACCGCCAGCTATAAAACGCTGGACGACCACCATTGAGCGTATCAAAGAGTTTGAGCAGACGCTGGTTAGGGCTGTGAAGATTGCACAGCAACCAGACGCGCCCCTCAAGCACGGTGACCACTGCCGCTGGTGCGCCGCCAAGCCAACCTGCCCCGTTATCACTGGCGCAGTAGACCGGGCTATCGTAATGAAAATGGAAAAGATTGACGTTGACAAGATAGGCGCGTATCTACACAATGCAGACCTTCTTGAAGACTGGATCAAAGACTTGCGTTCGCTTGCCGAGGAGATGATGAAAAAAGGCAAGCCTGTACCAGGATGGAAAATGGTTCCAAAACGGGCGACAAGATCGTGGGCAAACGAAGCAAACGCAAAGGCTGCGTTGCTAGTTAGCCTCAAAGAATCTGAGGTGGTTGAATCGAAGATGGTTAGCCCGGCTGCTGCCGAGAAGCTGCTTAAAGCGCAGAAGCTCAAGCTGCCAGATGGCCTGACCGTTTCAATCAGTTCAGGCAACACAATTGCACCGGAGAGTGATCCCCGGCCAGCAGTTGTGTTAATCGGAGCGCAGTTAAATGCAGCTCTTTCTAAAATCATGTAAAGGTAAATTATGTTAACTGTTTTTAAATCCGCTGGTCTGCCAGCCGTGTCTTCCCTCGCAACTTCCTTACGTTCTATTGCCGCCGATGTTGGCCCGGCTGGTGTTGTCATCCTCAAGATGGACAAGACTGGCCATTGGGTATTTGGTGCTGACCAGACCGAGGTGGAAGAAGATACGACTTGGGCAATCAATCCTTTCTCCTTTGTCCACGGCTTTATCGCTTGGGGCGACGGTGAAGTGTTGGGTGAGAAGATGGCTAGCGTCAGCCAGCCGCTGCCTGAGTTGGACGTGTCGCCACCCGGCGCTAAGAAAGGCTGGGAGACACAAGTGGGCATGAGCCTGAAATGCTTGTCTGGCGAAGACAAGGGTATGGAAGCCCGTTTCACCACCACGTCAGTGGGCGGGAAGCGTGCGGTGCAAGCCTTGGCAGTCGCCCTGGCCGAGCAGGTCGATAAAGACCAGACCAAGCCAGTCGCTATCGTCAAGCTGAAGAAGGATCACTACGCGCACAAGAGCTACGGCAAAATTTACACGCCCGTGTTCCAAGTGGTCGAATGGGTAAGCATGGACGGAGAAGAACCAACGCCTGAAAGTGCGTTGACTGCTAGCGTAGAGGCTGATGAAGCTCCCACGCCAGCAGGTCGCCGCCGCCGCGCAGCGTAAGCCTTTCCTGATGCCCATTCGCAAGAGTGGGCATTGGAAAATGCTCCATATTGATTTTGAAACCCGAAGCCGCTGTGACCTTAAAAAGCATGGTGTTTACAACTACGCTCAGGACGCAAGCACCGAAGTGCTGTGTATGTCCTACGCTTTTGACGATGGCCAGGTCAGCACATGGTTGCCCGGCCAGCCGTTCCCTGCCGAGGTCAAAGACTACACAGGCATGATCTACGCCCACAATGCGGCGTTTGAGCGTCTGATTTTTTGGTATGTCTTACAGATTGACTTCAAGCTGGCGCAGTTCTACTGCACCGCAGCACAAGCCCGTGCTAACTGCGCGCCTGGAAGCCTCGAAGACGCGGGGCGCTTTGCTGGCGCTAGTATGAAGAAAGACCACCGGGGCAGTCAACTGATTCGGTTGCTGTCAATCCCGCAGGCCAACGGCGAGTTTAGACAAGATGCTATCCTGATGGCCGAGATGGTCGCTTACTGTGAACAGGACGTGCGCGCCATGCGTGCCATCAGCCAAGCCATGCGCCCACTCAGTCAGGATGAGCTGCTGGACTACCACGTCAACGAGCGCATCAACGACCGTGGCGTGCTGGTCGATGTGCCGCTGTGCGCTGCGGCTGTGCGCTTTGCCGCCGCTGAGACTGAAGAAATCCAGCAGATCGTGGCCGAGGTGACCGAGGGCGCTATCACCAGCGTCCGGTCGCCCAAGATGCGCGAATGGGTGCTGGAGCGTGTCGGTGAGCAGGCCAAGAAGCTGATGTGGACGGGCGAGAAGTATTCGATTGACAAGACCGTCCGGGCTAACCTGTTAGCGATGGACGACCCGGAAGAAATACCGCCGCACGTTGCTGATGTGATCCAGTGCGCCGACGATTTATGGGCCAGTTCTGTGGCCAAGTTTAGCCGCTTGGAGCAGCTAGCTGACGAAGAAGACCACCGCGTCCGGGGCGCGTTTGTTTTCGCTGGTGGTGCTGCTACTGGACGGGCATCCAGTTATGGAGCACAGGTACATAATTTCACGCGCAAGTGTGCCAAGCAGCCCGATGATGTGCGCCAGGCAATGGTGCGTGGCCATAGCATCACACCCCAATTCGGCAAGCGTATTACTGACGTTCTAAAGGGTATGCTACGCCCCGCACTGATAGCCAAGCCCGGTCACGTCCTGATTGCCTATGACTGGTCAGCCATTGAAGGCCGCGTGCATCCTTGGCTGTCTAACTGCCCAACAGGTGAGGCCAAGCTGGACGTGTTTCGCTCTGGCCTTGACCCGTATATCGTGAACGCCGTAGCTACATATCGACAATCTTACGAACATATTGCAGCCGAACATGAAGCCGGGCGCAGTGATATGCGTCAGGTAGGCAAGGTTCAAGAGTTGGCGCTAGGTTTTTTAGGTGGCGCTGGAGCATTTGAGGTGTTCGGTCGCGTTTACGGTATCCATCTATCGGTCGGTGAGATGGCCAGGGCCGTAGACGGCTGGCGTAGGGCAAACCCTTGGGCGATGCAGCATGGCCAGCAGCTGGAGGGCGCTTATCTGCGCGCCATGAGAAATAAAAACCATGAATTTAGTGCTGGTCGGGTTACCTATATGTTTGACGGGCAGATGCTCTGGTACAGTCTTCCCTCTGGCCGGGTGCTGTGCTATCCGAATGCGAAATTTGATGAAGAAGGCAACGTGACTTATACAAAAGCAGCATGGAAACCCGCCGCCGATGCCAAAGAATGGCCACGCGCTCGTCTGTGGCGTGGGCTGGCTGTCGAGAATGTGACACAAGCAGCCGCCCACGACATCCTGCGCTATTCCCTGCGCCAGATTGATGGCGTTGTATTACACGTCCATGATGAAATTGTTGTCGAATGCCCGTCCGATCAGGCCGAGACAACCGCCGCGCTGATGCACCGCGTAATGTGCGAACCACCAGCATGGGCAGAGGGTTTACCCCTAGCTGCCGAGGGTGTGACTACTACCCGTTATTCGTAAAAAAAAGCCCCTGCGGTAAGGCAGGGGCTAACTCATCAACTAGAAGGAGAATGAAACGTGTCCGATTTTATAGAGTTTTTAAGCAATTTAGCCCCCGAGGGTGAAACATTTTTACTGGTGCGTCAGAAACCCATTGGCAATACGTTGCAGTTCCACGCTGACGGTGCTGTCAAAGCCACTTGGCCAGCTTTTCTGCCTACACATAAGATCAAACCCGGCCAGTCATGGTACGGCAACACCGCCAGCTTTATCGTGGACAGGTTCAAAGATGGCCACGTCAGCGCCAGCGCCGCTAACTGCGAGTACATCCTGGCGATGATGCTGGACGACATTGGAACGAAAAGTAAAACCCCGCCGCTGCCGCCAACTTGGATCATGGAGACATCCCCCGGGTCTTTTCAATGGGGCTATGCGTTTAGCGTACAACCCGGCAAGGGTGATTTTGCCGCCGCCATACGCGCCATCGCAGACGCTGGTTACACTGACCCCGGCGCTTGCAACCCAGTGCGTAACTTCAGGTTGCCCGGCTCTGTCAACTTGAAACCGGGGCGCGATAATTTTGAAGCCCGGCTAATCGAGTTTCACCCTGAGCGCGAGTACACCCTAGAAGAAATCTGCACCGCCTTAGACGTTGTACCAGGCCCTGCCATCACTGGCTATAAACCTATTCATATCGCCGATGATGGCACTGATGATGTGCTGGCCTGGCTGTCTAGCGAGGGTCTGCTGCTGACCAAACCCAATAACGAGGGCTGGGCTGGCGTAGTTTGCCCTAATGCTAACGAGCATACCGACGGCAACCCAGAAGGCCGCTACATGCCCGCTAACCGGGCCTACTGCTGCCTGCACTCGCACTGTGTTGATTTTGGTAGCCGCTTGTTCTTAGACTGGGTAGCCGAGCAGGGAGGCCCAGATCATGCCCCTGGCCTGCGCGATGAACTGCTGGTTAGTGCCATGTCCAGCGCGTTGGCCAAACTGACCCCCACTACTATGTACACCGACGTAGCCGCCGCCATCGTACTGGAAACCGAGCGTAAGGAACTAGGCCGTGTCGAGCGTGAAGACTGGTACGAGCGTTTCGCGTATGTACAAGAAGATGAGTCTTATTTTGATATGCAAGACCGCCGCGAAGTGTCCCGCGCTACCTTTAATGCGCTATACCGACACATCAGTTGCAAGTCGATCCATACCGGGCGCAAGATTGAAGCGTCCGTGTGCTTCGACGAAAACCGACAGGCCAAGGGCGCGCAGGCACTGGTCGGCATTACCTACGCTGCTGGTGAGTCTGTCCTAGTGAACCGAGACGGTGACCTGTACGGCAACCGCTGGCGCGATGCCCGGCCCCCTGCTGCCGTGGGTGACGTTGAGCCTTGGCTGGCGCACTGCCGCGTACTTGTACCCGAAACCGAGGAGCTAGACCATGTTCTAGATGTGATGGCCTTCAAGCTACAGCACCCCGAGATCAAGATCAACCATGCCGTGCTGCATGGCGGTGACCAAGGCTCAGGCAAAGATACGATGTGGGCGCCCTTTATCTGGTCAGTCTGTGGCCCACACCTTAAAAACCGTGGATTGCTAGATAACGACACTATGTCCTCGCAGTTTGGCTATGCCCTTGAGTCCGAGATTCTGATATTGAACGAACTAAAAGAGCCAGACGCTAAGGAACGCCGCGCCCTGGCCAACCGCCTTAAACCTATTATTGCCGCGCCGCCCGATATGCTGACCATTAACCGTAAGGGTTTACACCCATACCAGATGGCGAACCGGGTATTTGTACTGGCGTTCTCTAACGATCCCGTGCCAATCTCGCTAGATTCACAAGACCGCCGCTGGATGTGCATCTGGTCACATGCCCCTAGAATGAGATCCGAAACCGCAGCTCAGATGTGGGCTTGGTATCGGGCAGGCGGCTTTGAGGCCGTGGCGGCTTGGCTACTGGCTCGTGACGTGTCAGCCTTCAACCCAGGCGCTACCCCGATGGTCACTGAATTTAAACTCAACCTTATCGAGCATGGCATGAGTACCGCCGAATCGTTTTTAATCGACGCTATGCGCGCGCGGTCGGGTGAGTTTGCGCGTGGCGTGATTGCATCGCCCTTCCACTCGATATGCGACCGATTGGCAGGTATTGCCCCCTCCGGCGTGAAAGTACCCCAAGCTGCGCTACTTCACGCCCTGCGAGAAGCTGGATGGCTCGATTGTGGTCGCGTAGCAGCACGCGAAACCCCCAATAAAAAACACTTGTTCTGTGCGCCTGAAATGGCTAACAAGCCCAAATCTGAACTAAGACGCATGGTAGAAGACAACCCGCCTCCCACTGGCTTGGTACGGGTGAAATAAAAAAGGGCCTCATGGCCCTTTATTTTTTACCTAGTATGACGCGGATTAGTAGCGCGATGCAGGCGTAAATCACCGCCACGCCGCCCGGCGTTCCAGCTCTTGTATAACCAGCAAGCTCATAACTGGCGCGATATCAACCCCGCCCAGCTTGGCGCTAGTTAGTGTGTATATAGCTGGCCAACCGGGATCATCGAATGCCGCTGGCTCTGCTGGCTCATATTCAAACTCGCAGTCAAGGGTTAACCCGCATATGATGGTATTCATTTAGTCACCCTCGCCGGTGCTGCATAGGCATCCCGCCCCCGGCGCTTGAACCATGATACAACTCGCTGGGCGCGATGCCTGGGCATCAGCCGCTGGCTAATGGCTTGGCTGTATATCGCGCCTGGCGCGAATAATTGAACTGTGTATAGTGTCATAGTTCCACCTCAAAAATATCTTCGCCTTGGGGCTGTGTGACGTGTTCACTCAAGGGTTGCCAATCCCAAGCGCCTATGTTAACGAAATGATTCAGCTTTTCATACATTTTGACGTAATCGGCTGTGCTCATGCTCGCGCCGTATGGCGAGTAAACGCGCTTTTCTACGCCCTTGCTTTTTTGCCGCTTATGCTTGCCTGTGCATTTGGCGTGTTCTGCCAGAAACTTGGCCGGGTTTAGCGTTTTGTATGTGGCTTTGCCAATAGTGATTGTTTGCATAATTTACCTTTGGTCTTACCGGGACGAATTGCCCGCATATGGCCACAGCATGGCCATACACTGACAGTCAGAGCGTTGCAAGGGTGCGGTACTTAGCTACGCGGGCGGCACTGGCGGCCAAGCGTGCCACGGCTGCGCGGTACTCAGTAGGCCAGTATTGGCCAATTGTGTAGTCAATGGATAAATCAGCGCCCAAGGTTAGACGCCCGCCCCGGCTGCATTCAATTAAGTCCGCGTCAGTCACGCCCTGAGCATAGGCGGCGGCCAACGCTTCGCGCACATCGTCCAGTTGTTTACTGATAGCACGCGCTTCGCTAAAATACGCGGCGCGGCCGTTAATATCGCGGTAATCGCTGCAATAGTCCCGAAAGTCAAGGCCGGGGCGCTTGGCCGCGTACATGGCCAGAGCGCGGATACCGTCTGGCACGTTGTCAAGAACTGCCCATTTTGGCAACAGTGAAGCGGCGCGGGGTGTTAATTGAACCATAATTTACCTTTACTGTTATCGGGTGAAATTGCCCGACTATGCGCATGATGTACGCGCATAAGCTGGAAATATCAAAGGCTGAACAAAACGAACGTAATGATGTACAGCGCGACAACGAACGCGGCAGCACCTAGCCATATGGCTAGTTCGCTAGGTTCGCGGCTCATATCTGGCCTTCAAAATAGGCCATGAGCGCTACCGTGCCGCCAGCGGCCAGCGTTACGAAATACACAACACCTAAGACTAGGCGACGTGTGCGCCTGCGTTGGGTTAGAAAAATATATCGTGTCATGGTTTGCCTTTCTGTTGTTGATGTATCTAGTGTAAACGATTCCTTTGCATTGTCAACAAATATTTTATAGGTGGTTTCCCTAGGTTTCGAGTTGTGGGTCATTTTGTGGGTCATGTTGCCAAAATGTTGTCACTTTGTGGGTCAAGATTACTCATCAATTTGATAGCAAGGTATTAGCGTGGGCGTTGACGTGCGGGGATTTGTGGGTCATGTTGCCATTTATATTCTAGACACTATCAATAAAATTATAAATATAGGTTAGTGGGCGAATTGACCCACAACACCACGCGGACGCCGGACGTGCTCAAAAAAAGTGACAACATGACCCACAAAGGCCTTTTTTCGGGCTAGTGCGTTGATTTATAAGGGTTTTTTGTTGTCATTTAGGGCTAAAATTATGACAACATTTTGACAACACAATGACCTACACTTTAGCTATGGTTAGACCTTGCAAAATTGATACAGTTAATTTCTTCCGTCGCATCAGCGACGACGAGCGAGCTATTTTGTTAGCTGCTGGCGCGGGTGACTTATCGCGTGGTTTTCGGGATATGCTTGCCCTTTATGCTGCATTGCACAATGCCGGTTTTCGCCCTGGTGACGATATAAGTGATTGGCTAATAGTTGCTAAAGTTAAATAACTTTTAGTCATATAGACTATGTGGCTAGGTATGCGGATAAAGCACCGCCCGGATCCCGTTCCTTTTGCATAGTGTTTTCTGTCACCAGGCCACCAGGCCACCAGGCCACCAGGCCACCAGGCCACCAGGCCACCAGGCCACCAGGCCACCAGGCCACCAGGCCACCAGCTACATGTTAGTAAGCGCTTACTATTAGATATGTAAGTGAGTGCTGACTGGGTGGCCTTGATTGCATGGGGGGGAGGGGTAGGGCTGTCAGTCAAAAAATTACAGGAGCCACCTACCCTCTGAAAAAAGCAAAATAGCAATTTTTGTAGTCAGGCTATTTGACCTACAATTCCAGCAACTTCCCGAAAGGATAAAAGTGGAAAAGAAAAAACGTGGTCGGCCTATTAAGATGACGATTCAGCGGTACGCCGATAACCCGCCGCTGGTACTTCCAAAGACCGACCACCAGCGCGTCAAGGAACTCAAAGAGCTGATGATTCGATCTGGCGGCAAGGACGTAGCCGAGAAGGTAATCCAGATTGCCTTGAACGACGAACACCCCGGTCAGATGGCGGCGCTTAAGATGTGCATGGATAGGACGCTACCAGTCAGCATGTTTGAAAAAGACAAGCACCAGCGCAGTGCAGTGACGATTAACATAACCGGGCTGGGGCAAACCCCTACGGTTATTGACCAAGAGGATGTGACTGATGTCTGACCTCAACTTTTCATTGCTGCCGTGGCAGCAAGAGGTTTACACCGACCAGACGCGCTTTAAAGTGATTGCCGCTGGGAGGCGTTGCGGCAAGTCAAGGCTGGCGGCTACCACCCTGATTATCGAGGGATTGCGCTGCCCACCGGGTTCTGCGGTGCTATACGTGTCGCCAACAATGGGGCAGTCGCGGCAGATTATCTGGGATTTGCTGCTGGACTTGGGGCGTGAGGTAATTCAAAGCAGCCACGTTAATAACTTGGATATAACGCTGATTAATGGCGCAAGGATATACGTACGCGGAGCTGACCGCCCGGACACGCTGCGCGGCGTTTCCCTAACCTATGCCGTTTTGGATGAGGTGGCTGATATTAAGCCTGAGGCTTGGGAACAAGTTATTCGAGCATCTTTGTCGGACAGGAAGGGCCGGGCGATGTTTATTGGCACGCCAAAAGGCAGAAACTGGTTTCACGACCTGTGGAATCTTGGCCAGGACAACCAAGACCCAGACTGGAAGTCTTGGCACTTCACCACGGCAGATAACCCATTGATTGATGCGTCTGAGATTGAGAGCGCCAAGAAGACGTTATCTAGCTTTGCGTTTAAGCAGGAGTTCTTAGCCAGCTTCAGCAATGCGGGTTCTGACCTGTTTAAAGAGGAATGGATTAAGTACGGTGTCGAGCCTGAGCACGGCAGCTACTTTATCGCGGTTGACTTGGCTGGCTTTGAGGAAGTGGCGAAACAGGCCGCTAATAGTAAGAAGCGGCTAGACGAAACTTCTATTGCCATTGTTAAGGTGACGGACGATGGGGTCTGGTTTGTCAAAGAGATTCAGCATGGGCGGTGGGATATTCGGGAAACCGCAGCTAATATACTGCTGGCTATGCGCGAGTACAGGCCGCAAAGTATTGGGATTGAAAAGGGCGCGCTGAAGAATGCGGTGCTGCCGTATCTGAGCGACCTGATGCGTAAGAATAACGTATACGGTCACATCCAAGACCTGACGCACGGCAACCGTAAGAAGGCAGATAGGATTATCTGGTCGCTACAAGGGCGCTTTGAGCATGGTCGGATTATCTTGAACAGGGAAGAAAAGTGGGATGTTTTTGTAGACCAACTTATAATGTTCCCATCGCCTGGCGTTCACGATGACCTGCCAGACTCGCTGGCCTATATCGACCAGTTGGCGGTTACATCGTACTTTGAGCAAGCCGATGAAGACGAATGGGAGCCTGTAGATATAATCGCGGGTGTTTAGCCACCAATAAGAGGTCTAGCATGGATCAAAACGAATTCGATGAACCAACAGAGAATGACAAAGAGCTAACCGCCTTTGTTGTTGACCATTGCGACCGCTGGCGCGATTGGCGTGATACCAACTATCTGTCTGACTACCTAGAATACGAGCGTATTTTCCGTGGTGAGTGGGCTTCTGAGGACAAAACTCGGGAATCTGAGCGTTCAAGAATCGTAACTCCAGCTACCCAGCAGGCTGTAGAGACACGCCACGCTGAAATCATGGAAGCTATCTTTGGTCAGGGTGACTTTTTTGATATTGAAGATGACCTGAAAGACATAGACGGTAATCCATTAGACGTTGAGATGCTCAAAGCCCAGCTAATGGAAGACTTCAAGCTCGACAAGATCAGGAAGGCCATTGACCAAATTGAGCTGATGGCTGAAATCTACGGTACTGGCATTGGCGAGATCGTAGTCAAGACCGAAAAGGTGTTTGAGCCAGCAACGCAGGCAATACCTGGTCAGATGGGTCAGGCAGCGATTGGTGTGGTTGAAAAAAGCCGCATTGCAGTAAAAATCATGCCCGTCAACCCCAAGAACTTCCTATTTGACCCTAACGGCACAAGCATTGACGACTGCATGGGCGTGGCAATTGAGAAGTATGTTGGCGTTCATAAGATTGTGCAAGGTATGGAAAAGGGTATCTACCGCAAGGTTGACCTTGGCACTGATTCAGAAGACAACGACCTAGAGCCAACGCAGGAAGTGACGCAGTATAAGGACGAAAAGGTTAAATTGTTGACCTATTACGGTCTTGTACCGCGTGAGTATCTTCAGAACCTTGAGAACAACGAAGAAGTTGTTGACTTGTTTCCCGAAGACTCGGTGGCTGATGATTACAGCAACATGGTTGAGGCCATTATTGTGATTGCCAATGATGGTTTGCTGCTCAAGGCAGAAGAAAACCCATACATGATGAAGGACAGGCCAGTCATTTCGTACCAAGACGACACTGTGCCTAACCGCCTATTAGGGCGGGGGACGGTGGAGAAGTCCTACAACATGCAAAAAGCGATTGACGCTCAGGTGCGTAGCCATCTTGACTCGCTGGCGCTGACTACTAGCCCCATGATGGGCATGGATGCAACCCGTTTGCCTCGCGGTGCTAAGTTTGAGGTGAAGCCAGGCAAGGCATTCATGGTCAACGGCAACCCTGCTGAAATTCTGTACCCGTTCAAGTTTGGTGAGACAAGCCTGAACAATCTGAACACAGCAAAAGAGTTTGAACGTATGTTGCTACAGGCCACAGGTACGATGGACAGTCAAGGCATGGTTAGTCAAGGAAACCGTGACGGTGCTGGTTTGAGTATGGCAGTTGCTACCATCATTAAGAAATACAAACGCACCCTGGTGAACTTCCAAGAGGACTTCCTGATTCCGTTCATTCAAAAGGCGGCATTTCGGTATATGCAGTTTGACCCTGAGCGTTATCCATCAGTGGATATGCGCTTTATTCCTACCGCTACGCTAGGCATTATTGCCCGTGAGTACGAGCAGCAGCAGTTCATTGGGTTGTTGCAGACACTTGGCCCTAATACTCCAGTGTTACCGCTAATTCTTAAAGGTATTTTGACCAATTCCAGCTTGTCTAACAGGTATGAATTAATGGCGGCGCTTGATAAAATGAGCCAGCCAGACCCGCAAGCCCAGCAGATGAAGCAAGCGCAAGAACAACTGGCAATGCAGGCAGCGCAGGCTCAGATTGCTGTCAATACCACTCAAGCAGAACAGAATCGGGCAGAGGCGCAGAAGTTGATGACTGAGGCGCAGCTTATGCCTGCTGAAACGCAAGCTAAACTAAGCGCTAGTCTTACCAAGAACTTGCCAAATGAAGATGCAGCTAATGCAAGAGAGTTTGACAAGCGTGTCAAGATTGCCGAGCTTATGCTTAAAGAGGCCGACATTAAGAACAAGTCCAAGATCGTCGAGTTGCAGATGGCAAACAAGCAAGAAAACTTACAAGCCGTTGAAAACGACTTTCTTGACCAACTTTCTGGGGCGTTGAAATGATTGATATTAATTCAATGTCTGATGACGAAAAATTGGCCGCGCTGGAGTCAATCCATAAGTCCATCGCCGAAAGCAAAGAAATTCAAAAGCGCAAGATTGGCGAAAATGTCGATCTGGTTGTACAAGCCCTAAAGAAAATTGAGGCTGACATTCGTGACCGCTTTGATTCCGTAGGCAATGCTATTGAAAAACGTGTATCAACCATCAAGGATGGGCGCGATGGCATTAGCGGCAGCGACGGGCGCAACGGTAAAGATGGCAAGCCAGGTCGTGATGGCATAAATGGCAAGCAAGGATTACCAGGAACGTCAGGCAAAGATGGTACGGATGGTAAAGATGGTGTGTCCGTAAGCGATGCTAATATTGACTTTGATGGCAGTTTGATTATTACGCTGTCGGATGGCAGAGTATTAAATGTTGGTGAGGTGGTTTCTCAGGATGTCGCTGAAAAAATCAGAGTCATCAGCACCATGTCTACCAATGCAGCTATAGCTGTACAGGACGAAGGAACTACGCTAACCAACGGTGTCAAGAGCATCAACTTTGTTGGCCCAGGGGTTGCGGCAACTACATCAGGTAATAACGTAACAGTCACAATATCAGGCGGTTCTGGTTCTGGTACTGTCACATCAGTGGCGGCAACAGTCCCGACGTTTCTATCGGTTACCGGGTCACCAATCACGACTAGCGGAACGCTTGCGATTGGCTTATCGGGCACTGCGCTCCCTGTTGCCAACGGTGGCACTGGTAACACGACAGGCACTGCCACAATTAATGCCAACTTGACTGGTGATGTAACTTCTGTCGGTAACGCATCAACGCTTGCAACGGTCAATGCCAATGTTGGCGCGTTCACTAATGCAAGTGTTACCGTCAATGCTAAAGGTCTTGTAACTGCTGCCTCAAGCGGGGCAGCACCAATAACGTCTGTTACTGGAACATCGCCTGTGGTGTCCAGCGGTGGTACAACCCCTGCAATTAGCTTGGCCTCCGGCTATGGCGACACACTTAACCCATACGCATCCAAGACGGCTAATTTTGTTCTGGCCGCGCCCAATGGTGCGGCTGGCGTACCAACATTCCGCGCAGTTGTCGCAACTGACATTCCTACGCTAAATCAGAACACCACTGGCAACGCCGCCACGGTAACGACAAATGCCAATCTCACTGGCGCGATTACGTCTGTTGGAAACGCAACCTCACTTGGCTCGTTTACATCGGCTCAATTTGCTACAGCTTTGACTGACGAAACTGGAACAGGTGCAAACGTATTTGCCACCAGCCCAACTTTGGTCACTCCGCTGCTTGGCACGCCTACATCGGGCGTAATGACCAACGTAACTGGTTTGCCGCTAACTACTGGAGTAACGGGAAATCTACCAGTTACCAACCTCAATTCTGGGACTGGCGCTTCTGCTGCAACTTTCTGGAGGGGCGATGGCGCTTGGGCAGCAGTTGTATCTGGCGCGTCTATCGCAAACGACACAACAACCGCATCATTTATATACCCGTTATTCGCCGCTGCTACCAGCGGCACACCAACTACTATCTATACAGGCAACGCCAAGCTGCTGTACAAGCCAAGCACGGGCGAGTTTCAGTCCAGCGGTATCACAGCCCTCAACGGCTTGGTGTTCAACGCCAACACGCTGGTTGCCAGCACCACAGTAGCCACTGGCTACAACGCATCTTCTGTTGGCCCGTTCACCGTGCCTTCAGGTTTGACAGTCACCGTATCCAGCGGCTCACGCTGGATGGTTTTATAGAGGATTCGATATGCCAATGACAATTAATGGCAACGGGACAATTTCAGGCTTGACTGCTGGCGGGTTGCCTGCGGGTTCAGTGATTCCAGCGACTACTCAGGTGGGGGCTTCGCCCTCGATGGTTCGGTTGGTAACTATGAACGGGGCAGGAAGCACCAACACCGCAATTCGACGTTTTACCACCACTGTAATCAGCCAAGGCACAGATATCACATACGCGGATTCCGCGACCCTTGGCGCTACTTTTACGGTAAACGCCAATGGTGTTTACGCAATTAGCTACTGCGACGCATTTGGCTCAAGCCAGTACGTTGGCCTGTCTCTCAACAGTACACAGCTTTCAACATCAATAGATAGCATAAACAATGCCGACAAACTTATTTACGGGGACACAGCCGCTGCGAACGTAATTAGCGCAGTTGCGTGGTCTGGTTATCTCGCTTCTAGTTCTGTCGTTAGAGCGCATGGAATCGCCGGTCTGAGCAATAGTGCGGTACTAAATCGTTGCAGTTTCACAATCACAAGGGTGGCATAAATGGCATCACTAATCAATCAAGCCAGCGCATCCGGGACAGGTTCAGTCACCCTGCTTGCCCCTGTCACAAACTCAACGCAGACATTGACGCTGCCTGATGCTACGGGGACTTTGTTTGTCACAGCAGCGGGTACTGTTTTGCAGGCAGTTAGCTTTGCGAACGATGCGGGCGGCTCTACAAGCGCAACAAGCCTTACAAACACTAGTGCCAGTGTAAAAACCATCACACCTAAAAGTACCAACTCAATATTGCTGGTCACCGCTCAATTTACAGGACAGTCTGGGTTTCTGGGGGCAGTGAATACAGCGGCTACTTTTCAGCTAATGGAAAGCGCAGTGGGCATTGGCATTTCGACACTAATTGAAATTGCAAACAATTCTGGTGGCAACCGTATTACAGCCCCATGCTCAATTTCAGCGAGACTGACAAACACGGCGTTAACTGCCCGTTCGTTTACTTTGGGCGCTTTGACAAGTAACGCAAGTGCGTCTGCGGCTGCAACAAACCAAATCTTCACAATCATGGAGATACAACAATGACAACATCTCTCTCAGACGCAGGGCTAACCTTTGCTGACAACAGCGTGCAGCCTAGCGCAGCAGCACCCCAAATCAACGCCTTCACTGCAACCGCAGCGGCCAGCGCACTGACGGTTTCAGAAACCCAGATTAGTCTTGCATTTCGCTCGACAACGCTAGGCTCAGGCGCAGTCACTTACGTCACGGGTACACCTACCAACTTGGTCATCCCAAGCGGTGCAACCCTCGGCACAGTCTCAGCCGTTCAATCCCGCATTGTCGTCCTCGCGCTGAACAACGCTGGCACGATAGAACTCGCTGTCGTCAACATCGTAGGCGGTAACGACCTGAGCGAGACGGGCCTTATTAGCACCACGGCTATCAGCGCAGGCTCAACATCGGCCAGTGTGGTCTACAGCAACACCGCAAGAACGGGTGTGGCTTACCGGGTGGTGGGCTACATCGAAAGCACACAAGCAACTGCTGGTACATGGGCAACTGCACCGTCAACGATTCAAGGTGTGGGCGGTCAGGCGCTGACGGCCATGAGCAGCTTGGGGTATGGGCAGAAATGGCAGGCTGTCTCGCGCACTATCAACACGGTTTACTACAACACGACAGGTAAGCCTATCGTGTTGTCCGGTTTTACCGGGAGCGTTTCTACCCCTGGAGTCATAACTATTGTCGTAAACGGTGTGAACGCTTGCCAAGTTTATGCCGCAGCAGCAACATTTTTAGGTGTTGCAATTATTCCCCCCAACGCATCGTACAACTGGACGAATAGCGGAAGCTGTTCAGAGGTCTGGCAAGAACTCCGCTAAGGAATCAAAATGAACTACAAAGCTCCCGACAACTCCCTGCACGTAATTGAGCCTGAATTTGCTCACATGCTGCCCGAAGGCTGCATTGCCATCACCGACGAGGAGGCCGAAGCCCTGCGACCTGTACCGCCAGAACCAACCTACCAGCAACTTCGCGCAGCCGCGTACCCGCCCGCCACCGACTATTTGGATGCCATTGTCAAAGGCGACCAAGAGCAGATGCAGGCGTATATCGATGCTTGCTTGGCCGTCAAAGCCAAGTACCCAAAATGAACTTCCTCTACGCCGTTCTTGTGGGCTTGGGCAGCACCTATGCTTAGTTGCCGAATATGCCTGATGGATAAGCCGCAAGCCTTATTCGAGAAGGTTGGAAATATTTATCGAAAACTTTGTCGTGTTTGTCGCGGAGCGCAGCATAAGGCGTGGACTGGTCTTAACAAAGAGAAAGTGGCTGCGGGTCTTAAAAAGTGGAACGACGCACACAAAGACGAATTGATTGAGTACCATAAAAAGTATCGTGAAACCAATAAGGAAAAGCTCCGGTTGTCTTGTAAAAACAAACCACTTGCTCAGCGTATCAAGCACAATGCGGCAAGGGCTTTGAAAAATAGACTAAATCCTGAAGCTACGGCAGCGGCTCAAAAGGCTAACTATGAAAAGCACCGCACCAAACGAATTGCAAGCATGAGGGCTTACGCCATTGATAATCCTGAAATAGTGGAAAACATAAAAGCCGCTAGACGGGTAAGAACCGCTGTCGCAGCAATTCCTTGGCACAAAGAACTAACCGATTTTGTAGTTCAAGAAGCCGCTAATTTACGGAGACTTCGTAATGTTACTACGGGTATCTCATGGCACGTAGACCACGTTATCCCGTTAAAGGGGAAGCTAGTTACAGGGTTTCATGTGTATAACAATTTAGCCGTTATACCTGAGGCCGCAAACAGGTTTAAGAAGAATAAACACAACCCGAATAAGGAAACACCATGCTGGAGCTTTTAATTTTTTACGTAGGTATTGGGCTTGGGTCAACGTATTTACTCTGGCTGTTATTCATTTGTGTCATGGGCCTTAAACGAGCCAAGGACGCAGGCCAGCTCACCACTGCGGCAAAGGTGCTAGGGTATCCGGTGCTGATCGTCGGCTACGCGCTGGACTGCTTTGTAAACGTCACGGTTATGACTGTGCTGCTGCTTGAGA